TGATTGCGGGAGGCCATTGTTACTGAAAGGGATGCGGAAGTGTCAAAGACAACGAAAATGAGCGCGGCGGAAAAGTCTCCTAACGAATCTAGCGAGGAACGAACCGGGCGCGCATTGTATGCGCTCGCGTCGGACCTGCGAGATTTGAGCGACACTTGGGCACGCGTTGTTGCGCATCTCAAGTCATTGAGTGCCGAGCACGGAATCGATATCGCGGCCTAAGGCGAAGGCGAGGGCGGGCGCGAATGCCCGCCGGTCGTCACAAGCATGGAGGCCGCTATCCATGACAGGTCGCGCACAAGCGAATTGATGCGGTACGCGAGCAAATCGACGGCACCGCTGTTGTCCAGCGTGTCGACCATTAATCCAAGATCCTGACCTTCGGACGAATGACCGGCCGCGCCCTGCCCCGCGTCGGGCCGCGTAATTCGCACCATGAAGCCGCCGGCCGCACGGATCGCGTCGGACTCATTGGGGAAGCGGCAATCGTCCACGGCCACATGCTGCCCCGCCGGAAGGCGATCGAGCGCGGCGCGCCACAGCCGAATCCACACATCCGGGCCGATCAGGTCGCGGCCCCACTCGGTTCCAATCATCTGCATGAGCCGACGCGGCGTGGTGCCGCCGTTAGGCTCGCCGAGCGCGACGACACGGGCGAGGACGCCAACGAATGCCGAATATGCAAATTCGAACGTGCGACTGCATAGAACGGGAATTCGGTCGCGCTGGTTAGCACGCCATGCCCCAATCGCGCCGAAAGCAGCGTCAACATTGGACAGCAGCGTGCCGAAATTCTCGTGCGTCAGTTTTCGGCACGCAACCTCTTTTAACGACCCCTCGATTTCGTCTTCCGACAGTCCCAACGCCCGGCACATATCCTTGAGCGGCCCGGCGAAGCGCACCCGTGCCCATCCGCGATTTTTGACCAGGTGCATTGCGGCCGTGCTCTTACCACTGCCGGCGAGCCCGGAAAGCCCGAGGATGATGCGCGGCGTGCCGACCAGGTCGTGACGCTCGCGCGCCACGTAGTCGTCCATATGCGCTTCCGTGTCGACCGGCGCGAGCGGCGGCGAGCTGACGCGCCCCTGCCACTCATGTCCCGCATCGCCCGAATCGAATCCTGTTCCCTGCCGCTCGTGGCTCATTTACGTTTCCTTCCTAGACAGACTGACGTGATTGTTCCGCCCGAGTACGGATCGCGCCGCGCACCGATGGCGCAGGCTTCGACGGCGAGCGCGCCGGCATCCATGGCACCCATCGCAAAGATGCTGCCCGTGCCGACCGCGTAATAAGGTGCGTTGACCGGTTGCCAGATCCGACCCTCATAAAGCCAAGCGCGGCCCGTGCGGTCGATCAGCAGGCCCGCGACGTCGTCAAGCTTGGGCGGCTTGCTGCCCTTCACGAGCGCGCGCCGTAGCCGCTCGATATCTTCCGAGCCGTGCGCGGCACCGAACAGCCGACCATCTGGCAGCTTCCACACCTTCACGTCGCTGTCCGTGACGACCATGGGGCTGGCGTGTTCATCGTTTTGGATGGTCACGCGGCCGTCGCCGGCAAGCACGCCGTCGCGATAGGCTATCGTGGTCATGATCGCGTCTTTCTATAGTCCTGCCAAATGTCATCGGCAGAACCGCCGGCCGCTTCGTAGCCTTGGATATACGGGCCGATATCGGTTAGGCGCATTTCGCCACCGCACGCGAGACATTTGTATTTGTCGCCGAGTTTGGTGATTGCGCCGCCCGCGAAGCGATGGCGCGAACACGCATCAAGTGCGCGATTGTTCGCCTTGACCTTTTCCCATAGCGTAAGCGCTTCGGTACGGTTCACTGTCTTGCCCCATCCCGCATCGGCGTTCCCACTTCACCGTGCCATCCGAGTTCGCGGTGATAGGTGATTGCCTTCACGCTGCGGCCGGACAGGAAGCCCGAGCCGTAGTGCCATGAGTCTTGCGGGACGGGCGACCTGTGTACTTCCCACAGCGCTCCGGCTTCCTCATTCGAACCCTTTTCGACGTGGTGAAGGTGGAATCCGTGGATGTACCGGAATTGCGTTGAGCCCCAATCTTCCGCACGGCGCGCAGCCATGATTGCGGGCATTTTCGTAATCTTGACCGTATGGCCGTGCGTGGCACCGAGCATGACGCGACCGAAACGGTGCCACCAGAACAGCGACGGGTCTGTGTCCACGGTCACGCGCGGGTCGTTGCGATACCAAGCGTGAAGCGAATACGCGACAGCGACGCTTGCATGTTCATCGTGATTGCCGGGAAGAATGCGCACGATGACGTGACCATGCCGGCGTAACGCCGCGTCGATCGTGCGCACGACCAAGCGGATCGCGGCGAAGATCATTTTGTGATAACGACCGTCCGCGTTTTGCCGCGTCCCGTGCGCCGTCTCATTTCGGTTGTTGTCGACGTGCACAAGGTCGCCGCCGCCGAGCACAACAGCCGTCGCACTCGGCGGGCTGCGCGCAATCACGTCATCCATTGCGAGACCGATTGCAGCCTCGGCAATTTTGATATCCCAATTCTCGCCCGTCTCGCGATGCCACGCGAACATGCCTAAGTGCCAGTCGGCAAGCGGATAGAGCGTGAGGAAATCGGACTCGGGTGCAACCGTAATCGGCGCGATCGGCGCGGCCGGTTTCCAGTCGGCAAAACTCGCCTTTATCCACTCGACGACTTGCAGCGGATCGAGTCGGTCTTCGCGCGTCTTTACCCACTTGACGATTTCGCGGCCGTCCTGATCGATCAGTGCGGAAACGCCTTTGATCGCGTGACCGACCGGCACGGTGAATTCGCCACCATGCTCGGGCTTTTGCTCAACGCTTTTGCCGTGCGGGCCGTCGTTCAAGCGCGACACACGGAAACCCGGCATCGCGGGCGGATGGTCGAGCAACAGGCCGCGCTCAGCAGCTCGCACCAATCGGCTGCGGAACGTCCCGCGATCGAGCCCGAGAGCTTTCGCGGCGTGCGCCTTGTTTCGGTTGTGGCCGTTGTAGGCGTCGACCGTGGCTTGGAGGGTGGGAAGGTCGGTCTGCGGTGTCGGCATTATGGACCGTGCCCGCTAATGAATTTGTCGAAACGGTCGCCGAGTCCTTTAATGTCCTGTTTCAAATCCCTGACCAGTTCGCGCAGCGCTTCGCCGGATAGATATTCTCTTGCGACGTACTCGCGATATCTCGCGAATTCATCTTTTGTCGATTCGGCCTTTTCGTTCGCAGCGTCGGCCGCTTTCTTCGCTTCGTCCGCCACGGCACGCGCGGCCTTTGCGCTCGCCTGCGTGTTGCTGACGGTCGTTGCCTGTCGCCAAATTGCGCCGCTGACGGTGAGAACGAACCCGCCGACAACCACCCACTCCGTAGGCGTCATTTCGAGTATTCCTCACGCACGGAGCCGTACCAATTGCACGTCGCCGAAAGTCGGCGGTCGGCGGTCGCGAGCCCGGCGCGATGGTCGTACAGCAGCGCCATGGTCCGCTTGTCCGCCACGAGCTTGTCGGGGATGATCGGAAGCGGCACTGTCGCGCAGGTGCTCGGTGCGGCCGGAAGCTGGCGAATGACCGGCGGCGGCGTGTAGCCGCTAACGGATGCGCCGCAACCGCTTAACAGCGTCAGCAGAGGCAGGACGGCAAACGGACGCTTGCTTTTCCAGGTCGGCGACATAGGCGGTGCGTTCCTCTGCGTTGGCGCGGTCGGCGGCTTCGGATTCGGCGGTGGCTTGCTTGTCGACGGCTGCGGCCTGCTGCGCTGCTCGCGCGTCGGCGGCTGCGATCGCGGCGGCTGTCTGTGCGGCTGCGCTGGCGTTGCGCTGCTGTTCGGCTGCGACGTCTTCGTGGTGCGTGTAGACATTCGCCAGCCACGCGCCGATGCAGAATGCAACGATGATTGCGAGTGCCTTCGGTGCGCGTTGGTTCGCCGGCTCAACGAAGAATTCGGCCGTCGACTGCAACACCTTGAGCCCGGCCGAAACGATCTTGGCGACGCTTTCGATGCCGCTCGCCGCGAGACACGCGACAATGATCATGCCGACTGCGACGAACAGCCACCAATGTTCCGCGAGCCACAGCAGCATTCCGAGCCCTGGAAAAAGAATCGGCATCACGGCACCGCCCTTGCGACATTGCGTTTGTGGAATTGCGAATAAGCGGCGAGCGCGATACCGGCGACGGTGACGACAAACAAAATCGTCTCGACGCCACCGATTTGTCCCGCGAATGTTGCCAGCTCGGTTTTCGTGCTCGCGATCATCGGCAAGAGCGTCGCGGCGAGGCCCGCGCCGGTCGTCATGCCGACCGACGTTCCCGTTGAGACCGCAGCCTCCTTGACGTCATCGGGGTTCGCGCGCGCGCTCGCCTGTGCCTTCACTTCATCGGTGAAGCCGACGCGCTGCACTGTCGACGGATGCACGACCGTCATCGCGCGCGCCGCTCGCTCAACGTGGTCGACACGCGCGAGCCATCCGCGCCCGTAGCGCGGAAATTGCTTCAAATGGCGATAGAAGTTCCGGCGCGCTTCGCAGAAATCGTGGATCAGCTTTTCGGGGTCGGACTGCGCGATCTTCCCTAGGGTCACGTCGCCCATGTGCCCGTCAACGCGCACACCGAGGACGGATTGCAGGCAGCGTGTCGCCTGCGCCGGACCGGTATTCACGCACGCATCGAAAAACTCATAGTCGAGACCGGGCGGCAACCGATCGCACCAGGGCGCCCAATAGCGATTGTGATATATTTCCGTGTATTCGGCTGGCGTAATGTGCCACACGTCTTGCGGCGGCAGCGAGTGCCGAGCACGGTAGCCGTCGTATTCCCGCTGAATTATGCCGTGTGCGGTTCGGCCGCCGTGGTCGTGCGGATCATCGTCTAATCCCCCTTCGTCCACCAGGACAAGGCGCAACGCGTGGGGAAAGGTGGATGCGACCATGTACGCAGACTATCACCACGCGTGTTTACTGTCAACGATACGCGGAAAGAGTTGGTGGACGCCGGGGGAATCGAACGCCCCACCTCCCACGGTTCCCATAACCCGCGAGTGCTCGCCTTGAGCTATGCGCCCTAAGTGTCTTTGTGAGATCGCTCCGCACAGCACCGATTGCCATGTGGCGAAAGAGCACGGGTCTAATCGAACCTTCCTCGCCAGTCGGTCCATCCCCGTGTCACGAACTGCAGCGGCTGCGATGCCGCGTTTGATCGCGCCCGGATCTGCGCCGACGTGTTGGTGATCAGCGGCGACGTCGTGGCGGCATCCATGGCAGCGCCAGCCGAGCCGAAGCCCATGTCATAGCCAGGCGCGGACGAAAATCCCGAGTTACCCGCCGTGATCGGTGCGACGTCCGTTTCATCAGGGCTTGTCAGAATTATCGAATCGGTGCCGCCGCCCGTTGCGGGCGGGAAGAACGCGCGATAAAGCGGTTGAACTTTTACACCGGTCGGAACGCTACCGAGCGCAAGAAGTGACGCCGTTGTGCCGATGGTCGTTGAGTTTATGTCGAGCACTTGCGTTCCGAGATAGAACGTCTCGCCGATTTGCTTGAACGGAAGAATGTGCGAACTACCATCGGTCTTGAACGAACCGATGCGGCGCTTTTTGGTGTAGCCGCTCGGCAGAGTCGGCGCGGTCGCCGATAGCGACACGAGATAATCGGTTGTCGCGCCCCCGATTGCAAAAACATGATACCAACTATTTGCCGTGAGGCCCGAACCTGTATCGAGCGCGCCGTCTCCGCTGCTCGCAAGAAAGGCCCCGTTACAGTTTTTGGTGAACGCCGAAGCGAAATTCAAGGTCGTTGTGCCGTCGTCTGACGTGCATACGCCTGCCGAGATATCCAGCACAGTGTTCGGCGAGGAAGCATCGTTCGAAAGCGTCAGCCCGCCGATGTAGCCGCGCAAGGCTGCGCCCGGCAGGTTGGTGAGCTGCGAACCGTCAACGGCCGGCAGCTTGCCGGACGAGTCAAGAGTCACCATTTTTCGCCACGCTTTCCACGTGCCGGAGACGCACGTGCGAATCCATCGGTAGCCGGTCGCGAGAGTCAATTCCGTGGCGATTTGAACGGTATCGGCGCTTGATGACGGGTTGCCCTGGTCAATGATTTCGAGGTGCAGCCAAGTGTCAGTCGTGGTCGGCCCATTCGCTGCGTTGTTGATGCCGTATTGTCCCGCCGTAAAAAGCGTATTCAGATCGACACCGCTCGAAAGCTCAGCATTGTGATTTTGCCAATTGTCGCCAACGCCGAGATTGCTACGCGCCGTCGAAGCGTTTCCGAGATCGGAAAGGTTGCTCGCTTTCTGCACCGCGCCCGTAATGCGGCTGTCGTCACCCGCCGCGACCGTGCCGGAAGTGGTGCCGACGCTTTTCGACGACGCGTTACCGAGCGCGCCGCCGTCTTCCAGGACGGTACCGTTCGTGCTGTTCCAAAGCGCAACATGGCCAACGGTCGTTGTCGTTGGCCCCTGCACAGTACCGCTGCCGGTACCATCCGAACCCTTCGCCGCGATCTTCGTAAATTTGGTGCCGTCGAACGTCGCGCCCGACGTGTGGGTGGTCGTGCACACGTACGTCTCGCCGCCGAACGTGACGACGCTGGCGGGCGGTGTTGCGGTGTAATTCTGACCGGTCGACCATGCAACGGGTGGCGTCGCCCACGATTGCGGACCGGTCGGACCCGCAACACCTTGCGAGCCCGCAACGCTCAGATTCCAGTCGGCGAACGTGCCCGAGCCCGCGACCGCATCCACGTTTACTGTCAACGATGTGCCAGCGTAAGCCGTAACCACGCCCTCCATCCAATCGGTGGACGGATTGGCGTTGGACGATGCGCGCGCGCGCGTGCCGACCACATACAGCAGCCCGGCTTGCGTGGCGAACGTCTTCGCGCCCGTGCCGATGGCAAGGCTGGTCGTGCTCGTGCCGGTGAACGAGCCGAGCGGCGACGGCTGCGAAACCCAAATGCCGCCGGACTTGAACCACAGTTGCCACGGCAACGCGTTCACCTTGAACGCCCATTGACCATCCGAGCCGATGCCCGGATCTGGCGTGGTGCCCGAGACGAAAACGAATGTGCCGGCCGCCTCAAGTCCGGCGACCAGGTCGCGCACCACCTGTTGCGTCAGCGCCGGGTTGTAGCGAAGCCACGACATTTTCAGGAGCACGTACGGCGCGCTTTCCAGGTCGCCGCCGGTCCACGGCGCACCGAGCGTCAAATCGGTGTCATCGTTCACCGAGCCAATGAGCCCGATATTGCCGTTTGCAAGAATCCAGTCGCCCTGTACGGCAATCGCTGACCAAAGCGTGCCGGCACCGTCCACAGCCGTCCCGTTCGCTGAAACCGAAATCGTTCCGGTCGTGTAGGTGCCGCCGAGATTACCCATTGATTCCCGCCTTTGTCAGAATGTCCGCAATCGCTGCCGGGTCTGCGGCGGCACGCACCGCCTTGACCAGTCGGCGCCGCTCGTTGTCGCGCGCAAGCACTTCATCAGGCTTCACGATGATTGCCGCCGCGAGCTGCTGCGCGCTCATTCCCTCGATTGCAGCGGCTGCGTTGAATTCGTGCGAGGCGTAGTTGATGCCGTGAATGGCGACCAGTTCGGCCGCAGCGCGCTTCCGCGCGTGCGCTGCATCGGTGTACGAAGGTGCGAAATGCCGCGCTAGCTTCGCTTCCGCCGCCGCGCGTGCGCTCGGCATGGGGTCTAGCGAAACGAGTTTCACGCGCGCGCCTCCACCGTAAACGATGCCCGCTTGTATGGAAATGCGTACACCAGAATTGTGTACGTAGTCGGTACTTGGGACGTGATACATATCCCGCCGTCCGTCACCATCTGATCCTCAAGCGTCATCCCGGCCGCGCTGACGACCACGCGGCACGGGTTCGGAAGTCCCGTCAATTCGGCGGTGTCCTTATCGTCGGCCTTGATCACGGATTTGGAAAGCTTCGCAGGCAGCGCCGGACGGGCGACAATCTCGCCGTTCCTCACGAACACCATTTCATGATGATGTGGCACCATGCCTTTCACGGCGACGTGTTTGTGTCCCATCGCGTCAAGACGCGCGCTATAATCCTTATAGTGCTCGGGGTCGTATATCTTCGTTGACGCGGATATTTGTCCGGCATCGTCGTGGATCGTGAACAGCATGTTTTCTCCTATCCTGCCATGGGGAAGTCAAACACCATGATTGATGCGGTTAAACCCGTATTCACCGTATTCGCAAATGCGTTTTCGCAAAAGCATCTGCTAGTATCCGTTCCGATAATCGCGCCGCTTGGTGCCGGATTTCCCGATATGGTTGGCCACGACATTCCCGGCAACCGCACTCCCGACAGCCCCGGAGTTGTGAATTCAATCATACCTACGGCTAGCGGAGGGGATGAAAACGTTTTAGCCAGCGAGACAAAATCAATCGCCGTCGCATTCGGTACCGGTAACGTGCACGCGAATACCGATGCTTGAATTTGACGCATTGCTCTATTGTTCGCATCAAACAACAAGTCATTGAACGTAGCTGTTAACGGGTTTGCGCCTGCTGCCAGCACGCGCATGGGAGAACTACCGCCGCCCTGAATGAGTAGTCGAATACTCACGGTGATGGTTGCCTTATGATGTACCAAACGCAAGGCGACCCGCCGCTAAACGCGAGCGCAGATGCGCTAACCGCACATTGATTATCTTCGGACGGAATGTCGATCGGCCACGGTCGCGTGAACGCTGGCGCACCGGTTGAAAACATGGCGCTTGTCGTGGCTATTTTGACCAGGGGTTTGCTCGGAAGCGATAACGGAATAGTAACGGGCATACCGGCAATGATTCCGTTCATCAAAAACTGCGGAACAAGCGCAGACATATTCAAGAGCAGTTGAGCGGCGGTCGCCGTACCTACGTCGACTCCGGGTGTGGATACATATAGCCCCTCAACGCCCCCGCGATTTCCCATGAGCGCGCGACCGGTCATTCTAAAACCCGGTCGCTCTATTGAAAATTACATATTGTATCTGACAACCGATGTTCGGAATCCCCGGCGCTCCGCTGCTAAGTCGAGTGGCGAAGAATTCGAATATCCCGGATTTGATTGTCGCTGGCGGACCGCTCCTCATATATCCGTCCTGTACCCCGTTCCCATTTAGTAGACCGGAGTCAAACGACCAATCGTCGCGAACGTGCCCGCTTTGATCCAACATCGTAACATCGATGTACGGAAAGCTTATCCCTCCGGGAAGTGGGTAGGCTATGTCAACAGTGCCGGATGTTATATCCGGTACAACCATCGTGCCGATAGCTGCAATCGTTATGAGTGGTTGACTTCCGAGAGTCCAGTCGGAGTTAAAGCTGCACTTATTCGTGTCGTTCATGTCGTCTGTGACGACGTCGAAACCCGGCAACGAACAGCGCAACGCGAAATCGCTCGCACCCCCCGCCACCTTTCCGAATAGGACGCGTCTTATGCTCATGCTCGCGTCAGTCCGAAAAGGTTATGTTATTGTTGTCGAAATCGATGACCATCTTACCGTTTTGCGACGTGAGCGCGCCACTAACCGTGGCCGTTCCAAATGATGCCGTTATCGCTGTAAGGTGCACCACGTCCATGGCTTGAGCGGTAATCGTGCCATCCGCGATCATGTCGCCGCGCAGCGCAAGCTTTGTCGTGCCGCCCACCGTTGCGACGGTGAACACCGGAGTCGCTGTACCGCCGCTCACGCCGGCCTTAGCGATTGCGAAGATATCCGCACTGATCGTAAACGATGCGGTCGTGCCGTCGTCGAGTGCTTTTATCCCGGCAACGTAATTGTTGACGTCCAGCGTGACTGCCCACGCGGCGGCAAATTTACCGTCTACCGTCGCAATCGCGGTGCTGTTTTCCGAGACGGACGTGGACAAGCCGTCAAGACTCGCCGTGGTGGTGGTCTGAAACGACGCGAGAGCAGATGCGGTGTCCGCTGCCGCAGTCGACACCGAGTCCACTTCCGCGCTCAACGATCCGGCTTGCGCAAAGATGGTCGTACGCAGCTCTTTTTTGTCCAGCCAATTCGCCGCGTCCTGGTCGGCCGCGAGCGACGCAATTTCCTGCTGCAAATTCGCAAGAGCAGTGAGCGCGTCGGAAACCTGCTGCGTAACGTAGTCGGCCAACCCCGGTTGCAGCGACGAAGGCGCGACGGTGCCGGGCGCGACCACGATAACAGGCGCCTCTATATCCGCCGTTGCATATCCGCCCTTGATATTGCCGACACCCTGGACGCGCAGCCGAAGCGCAGCGCGCGCCACAGTCACCGACAGCGTCGTGTTTACGCCGTCATAGATTGGCGTCCATGACGCGCCACCGTCATAGGACACGTCGGCGTGATAGCTGATTGCGCCGGCCGCCGGCCACCAGGATGCGTCAAGAATCGGCTCGGCAACGCCTTGCCGGAAATTGGCGAACAGGCCCGAGATAATCGGTACAGGCGGATTCGTCAGCACCGGAAGCGATGGTGCCACCGGAGTCGTCCCGAGGTCGGTCGAATGGACGGCCGTGTTATCGATGACCAGGCCAAGCGTCACGCGGTCTTGCGACGGGCGACCCGTGATAACGATGCAGTCTCGCGCTCGGCTCGTACCCGGTCCGAAGTCGAAGCTTGGATCTTCCGCGCCGTCCATGCGCGCGAGCGCGTCGGCGAGCGTCATTCCCTGCGAACTCTGCACCGCCGCAAGGTCTGTCGGGTCCAGGACGATGTTCGCAGCGGTGTCTCCTTGCGAGCATTTCACCGGGCCGAATTGTCCGCCGGTCTTCGTGCGAATGGCGATGAAATATTGCTGTCCCGTCACGCTCCAATCTGGCGCGGGGTTTACTGTCAACACGTTGCCGGTGACAGACTGGACGACGCCCGTTGAGCCCCACGACTGCGGCAGCTCGGTTTGCACCCGGACGCGCGAACCGAAACCAAGCATACGGCCGTCGTGCTCCGTATCGAGTGTGACGTTGGCGCGTCGATACAGTGAAACGAGATAATAGAACGCTGTCTCGTTGTAGGCGTGTGCTCGCTTCGAAACGCCGTCGAGTTGAATGCGCGACGGATTGACGGCCGTAAAACTCACGCTGTTCGGCGGGTACTGGACTTCGGCCGGTGCCCATGTGCTTTCGTCGACATATTCGAGGATGACCGAATCGGCCGCGTCGTCCGGGTTCATCGTATATTCGATCGTGAGCGATCCGCGAACGATTTCGCGATCAGTCAGCAGCATTTGCGGGACGTCTTGCCACTCGTCACGCACGACCGTAAGCACGTCGCCAGACCAACGATGACGCGAGCGCGCGACCGTTAGTATCTTGTCCAGGGCGGCAGGCGCGGCCATGGCGGACGTGAATCGGTAGTCGAACGTATCGCCGCGAGCGTCCGCGTTCGTCGCCTGATTCAGAATCGATTGAAAGTCGATCTTTGAAGCCGGCCGATTAATGCCGTAATTGCTGTCCGTCGTGGCGTCCCACAGAGCCCAAAACGGATTGCGGCTCGCCTGCGTGGTGAACGTTTCCGTGCCCGCGTCCCACACCGCAAGCTTGCGAGTGCACAGGACACCGAATTGCGTTGAGCTTTCAGCAGTCAGCGTGTCCGTCGCCTTGATCTGCACCGCGACAGTGGACACGGGAAACGATGACGGGGTGCCAATGAGATACGCCCGCATTCCATCCCACACGACCGCATCGGTACCGGTGCCTCCGTCGAACGGCGCGCTCGTGCGGGACACGCGGGCTTGATAACGGCCGCTCGCCACCGTGAACGAGAGCGTTGCGCGTTGAGGGTCGTGCGTGGCAAACGTATAGACGCCGCTTCCTAGCGTGGTGTAATCGCCCGTTGGCGCACCGGAATCGTCGATCGGCTGCACCTCTACTAGAACCTCTACCGTGAGAGTTTCTAGCGTACCGTCGTCGGTGTTCGTATTGAAAACACCGCCCGGAAATACGACGTCGACATTTATTTGAGATATTTTCGTCCCCGGCGGATTTGCCGAGAAACCACCAACGGGAGTCGTGGTGAGGGATTGCCCCGATACGTCGGTAGATGAAACAATGTTCGTCGGAAATGTCGTTACCGGTGTATTCGGTGGCCAAAACTGTACGGTCGCCACAAATCCAGATTGGATTCCGCTCGCCGGTGTCCACAACAATGTTCCGCCGATGTATATCGCCTCATACTCGTATTCGCCGAGACCGACCGACAACAGCACGTTTAGATACTGGTCGTTGCCCTGGAACGTGCTGTAAGGCGTCATGGCCCAATCGGGAAACGACTTCACGCGACCATATTGAACCGGAATCGGTTGAAAGAGCTTCGCCGCGTTTCCCTGTGCCGAAACGGAATCGAGCTGCGAACCTGCTCCATCGTCCGCGTTCTGTCCGCCCGGCTTCGGCGCCGTCAACGCGTTGATCAGCAGCGCGCCGCCCATGAGGATGGCACCGGAAAGAATCGTCGCGCCGATCGTGCCAAGCCCGAGCATCCCGGACAGCGCGCCACCTGCCCACGGCGCGAACGCGGCGAGCGCAATCAAGCCGATGATGCCGAATATTTGCTTAGCACCGCTGCCGCTCTTGCCCCACGGGCGCGACCAGAATTCGACCTTGTCGGCCGCGCGGATGCGGCGCCGTTTCCACTCGCGCTGCAACACCGGTTGACCATTGACCACGCAGATCGTTGGCAGCGGAAACGCCCACGGCCCTTTGCTGTCCCGGCGCGCCCATTGGGTGCGATTCAGGAAGCCGCCGATTGTCTCGTTGGCGAGCGGTGCGGCCGTCCCTGTGACGGCAAAGGGCATCGTGACGTGGCGTACGGGGATGCGTGCCGCTTCGATGCCCTTTGCCCTACCGGGCCGGGGTTTGGACCGCTCAGGAACGAGTTTGCGGGCCGAAGTGGGCATGTCCGGGCATACTATACGGCCGCGCGTTTACTGTCAACGTTCGGCCGGTTCGTAAAACACCTGCCGTGTCCATCCCTTGGTACGCAAGTTAAGCGGCGAATCGCACACCACGCCGAACACCGGATCTGCGTGGAGGATGTATTGCTCGCGCGCGAGCCATATCCCGATGTGCGCCGGCCGGTCGCTGCGCGCCATGAGCACAATAGCGCCGTCTCCCGCCTTGATGGTGTGCATGGCACCCGAAGGCACTTCGCGCCAATGCTCGCGCTCGGGGTGGTCGCGGATCGTGCGAATCATCCACGACCAAGTCGGCGCGGGCGGCACCGCGACCGCCGGCACTTCGCGGCCGAACAGGTGGCGCGAGACCGCCACGACCAGGTGCCAGCAATCGTAAGCGTCCGGCCCCTTCCCGTTCGCCAGCCACGGCTTCCCCATGAACGACAGGATTGCGTCGGCGCGATCTGTCACAGGTTCGAATCCAGCAACTCCGGAAACGCCTGCGCCGTGTAAATCTGGTAGGGGAATTTCCGGTTGGTCAGGTTATCGAGCTGCGCCGTACCGATGACGGTTGTTCCCGCGACCTTGACGGACTGCATTTTGAATTCAATCGGCCCATAGCACGGAGTCGACATGTCATCTGACCGGTACTCGCGAAAGAGCACGATCAAATCCGCCTTGATGGAAATCGCCTTGTCCAGATACGGCGCGATCTCGCGGCCGATGTTGTCAACCGTCACCTGACATTGCGGCGCCTTACCTTCGGCGAATTCCGGCTTTTCCGCGAAGAACGGCACAGCCGTAAAGCTGACGGTTTCGCCAGCGTTGAACGTCGCACCGGCCTCGATACCAAAACTCGTGTCATCGGCAACACCGGTCACGAACCGAAGCGGAATCGGATTGTTGCTCACGTCCACGAATGCCGGGTGTTGCAATTCTAACGTGGCGTACATCGTGACGCTAGGTGGTGCAGTCGCTTCCGCCTCTTGCCACGCTGCGGTGAACGGATCAGACATGCTTCCTACATCCCCAAGATGCGCAGCGGCAACGTCACGTTCACGAAGCCGCCGCTACGGTCTGCACTCGGCGGCTTGCCGCTGTCGAATTGCACGGTTTTCGTGAGATACGTTCCCGTGCCAGTAAGCACCGGCATTGTCCAGCGCGACGCGCCGTTGTTGAGCGTCGTTCGCATGAACGTTTCGAATATCGCATATTGCGCATCCGTCATCGGCGATAGCGGATAGGTGATGCTGGCGACGTTGTTTCCCGGCTGCGCTCGCGTGCGCTGATTGCCGCCGTCCATCTGCGTGGCGAGCGGTGCTAGAAACATTGCCGACATTTGCCAGCCGTCGCGTGCGGTTGTCGGAACACCGTCCGGCCATGATGGAAGTGCCATTCGTTCCTCTACAGTTTCGGTGTAAGTCCGTAGCGACGCTCCATCGCCGAATTCATCGCGCTACTACCTGAATTCACGAGCGCGGCCGACGTGTCGTCAATCTGACGCTCCAGCGCTACGTTAATCTGCGTTGAACCGGTGCCATCGCGACTCTGCGTTGCCGTGGCAGTCGTTCCGGCTGGCGCGTTGCTGATATTGACCACTACAGAACCGTTGCTCCCCATGCGTCCGACAGGCGCGAGCTGCCCCATTTGACCAGGGGTCAAAACCGACTCGTCCGTGCGAATGATCGCCGGCCGCTCGCCCGGCCCGATGCCGGTGTGAAAGCGCGGCGCGTTGTCGAAGTATGCGGGGTGCACGTATCGGCTCGGCATCGAGTCGCCCGGACCGTAGCCGGTGTGATTGATGCCGGCCGAAACGTTGCTGAGACCCTTTCCGGCCCCGGCTGCTGCCGAAGATCCGAACGGATTGAAACCGCCACCACCACCGAAGCCGAGTCCCGAGATCGAACCGAGGAATCCGCTAATCAGTTGGTTTGACGCCATCTTAATTAGTTGGTTCTCGATCGTGACAAGCGCGTTTCCGAACACCGTGGCCGCGTTTTTGCCGTCGCGGAAGTCTTCGGCGATTACGGTAAGGACACTCTCTCCGGTCGTCTTGAATTGCCCCATCTGGTCGTTGAGGCGAATTTGGTCGGCAATCGCGCTGTTCATGTAGTTCGGCCAATCGCTGCCCCAAAGCTGGCGCATCGATTGCGCAACCTTCGCCTCGGTGTCGTCGAGACCAAGCAACGACGTTTGAAACTGCGTGTCGATTTGAAGCCGCAGCGCAGCCGCACCTTGCGCAGCCGCACCGTAGGCTTGTGCAGCGTCATGCAGCGCGGCCGTCTGCTGCGCCGTGAGCGTAATGCCGCGCTGCTGAAAGTCCGCGAGCCGCGTCTGTTCGGCCGTGTACGCTGCCGCCGCACCCACGCCCATGGTCAACGTAGCGGCATTGATTTGCTGCGCTGACGTCTGCTGTTGAATCGCCGTCACGCCGAGCGCTTCCGCTTTGGTGTAAGCGATGATTTTGTCAATGGCCGCCGAATTCAGGTACGGATTGCTGTTCGCTGCCGAGTTGAGCGCGAGTTGCTTCGACGTCACCTGTTGCGTGACGCTTGCCAGGGGGCCAAGCGCAGCGACGAGTCCCGCGTATTGCTGCGCCTGCTGTTGCTGCGTTTGCGGATTGACGGTCGCTTTCGAGGCGTCGCCCGGCGCGCTGTTGATC